CAAATGGTGCAATTTTAATTCAAAATGAAGATGATTACTTAGGAAACCACGCAACAGCAAACACAACTAACGGCCCAATGGTCGCAAAATGTCCTGGTGCTCTTGGTAATTCGTTGCGTATTTCAATGTGCCCAAGTTCAAAGGCATTTTCTTCTAATCTAACTGTTACCGATTCTTTAAGAGCTAATGCGGTCACATCTGGTGACACGACCATTAATGTTAACGGCACAGCAAATGCAGCTGCAAACTTAATTGCTGGCGATTTAATTTCTGTTGATGGTGGTTCTAGTTTTACTCGTGTTGCCTCTGTTAACGCAACAGCAATTATTACAGCTACTGCTGTAGGAACAGTTGTTGTTGGTACAGCAGTTCTTCGTAAATGGCAATATGCTGACCAATTCAAAGTTGCTCCAGGCACTTCTGATTATGCTACATCTAAATCTGGTGCAAATGATGAAATTCATATCATTGTAATTGATGAAGATGGTAACTTTACAAATACCGCAAATAATGTTGTAGAAAAATGGGCATTTGTATCTAAGGCAGCCGATGCTAAAGATTCTAGTGGAAGCTCAATCTATTATCCAAATGTATTAAATGAACAATCTGAATATGTTTGGTGGACAGGCCATCAACCAGGTGCAACCAATTGGGGTAGCAACGCACAAGGCGTAACATTCAATGAAATCCGTGTGCCATTTAGTGCTTCAATGAGTGGTGGTGCAGATGGTACGATTACAACCGCTAATGTGGTTAGTGCTTATGCTCAGTTTGCAAATGCTGACTCAGTTGATATTTCATTAATTATTTCTGGTCCTGCTAATCAGGCAATTGCTACAAGCTTAATCAGCAATATTGCTGAAGTTCGTAAAGATTGCTTGGTGTTTTTATCACCAGAAAGAACCGATGTAGTAAATAATCCAGGTAATGAAGTCACCGACTCTCTTGCCTATCGTGATTCTTTAACCTCAACCTCTTTTGCAGTTATGGATTCTGGTTGGAAATATCAATACGACAAATATAACGACACATACCGCTATGTTCCATTGAATGGTGACATCGCTGGTCTATGTGCAAGAACAGACCTAGAGCGTGACCCATGGTATTCACCAGGCGGTCTCAATCGTGGTATTATTAAAAATGTAATTAAGCTCGCATACAACCCAACAAAAACAAACCGTGATGACCTCTATGTAAAAGGCATTAATCCTGTCGTTTCATTCCAAGGTGAAGGCACAGTATTGTTTGGTGATAAGACAATGTTAAGCAAACCATCTGCGTTTGACCGCATCAATGTTCGCCGACTGTTTGTTGTGTTAGAAAAATCAATTGCTCGGGCTGCAAGGTTCTCGCTGTTTGAGTTCAATGACCAGTTCACAAGAGCACAGTTTGTAGCACTTGTAGAACCGTTCTTGCGTGATGTCCAAGGTCGCCGTGGTATTACTGACTTCCGTGTTGTTTGTGATGAAACAAATAATACAGGTGAAGTCATTGACCGCAACGAATTTATTGGTGATATTTACATTAAACCTGCTCGTTCTATCAACTTTATTCAACTTAACTTTGTTGCTGTTCGCACAGGTGTTTCGTTTGATGAAGTTGTAGGACAGTTCTAAATAGAGAAACGGGAGAAAAATAAATGGCATTCAATGTAAACGAATTTAGAAGTCAAATGATTGGGGACGGAGCCCGTCCAAATCTATTTGAAGTTTCTATGCCATTTCCTGTGTTCTCTGCACCAGGAAATGCTCAAACAAAATTAACTTATATGTGTAAAACAGCACAGATACCAGGCTCTACGCTTGGTGTCGTACCTGTTCAATACTTTGGTCGTGAATTAAAATTTGTAGGTAATCGTACCTTTACTGATTGGACAATTACAATTATTAACGATGAAGATTTTGTCATTCGTAACGCCTTTGAGCGTTGGATGGCAGGTATCAATTCGCATAATTTGAATGTTCGTAATCCAGCTGCGTTAGCGCCACTTGGTTATTCAGTTGATGGCGATGTCACACAATTTGGTAAAAATGGTAACACATTGAAGAAATATAAATTCATAGGCTTATTTCCAACCGATTTGACACCAATTGATGTTGATTGGGGTTCAAATGATACAATTGAGGAATTTACGGTAACTTTAGCATTCCAATGGTGGGAAGCCTTAGAATACGGTGTAGTGTAAAAGGAAGGCTTCGGCCTCCCTTTCTTTTTAGGATGATATATTAATGGCAATAAAACTATTTGGTTTTAATTTTGGCTCAAAAGACATTGTTCAGAAGCAGGATCCTGCTCAACAATCTTTTGCTTTGCCAACAGAGGCACTTGATGATGGTGCCGTCACAATTACACAGAATGCCTACTATGGCACATATGTTGACTTAGAAGGTTCTGTTCGTAATGAATTAGAACTCATCACTCGGTATCGTGAAATGGCCAATCATCCTGAATTGGAGATGGCCATTGATGATATTGTCAATGAAGCAATCACCCATGATGTTACAGGAAGAACTGTTGATATTATAACAGATAAGTTAAAGCAACCTGAAACNGTCAAAAAGAAAATTCACGAAGAATTCCAAAATATTCTTAAAATGCTTAACTTTGGTAATCTTTCTGATGACCTATTTAAGCGTTGGTATATTGATGGTCGTATTTACTATCATGTTGTGGTTGACGAAAAAGATCCAAAAGCAGGCATACAAGAGCTAAGATACATTGACCCACGCAAGATTCGTAAGGTGCGTGAAGTTAAAAAAGGTAAAGACCCAAAAACTGGTGCTGATATTATTGACTCTATTGCCGAGTATTATGTTTACTCTGACCGAGGCACAGCTGCACAATCATATGGTGCTTCAATCAACGCAGGTCTAAGAATTGCTGCTGACGCNATAATTAATGTAAACTCTGGTCTAATGGATGCTAAGAATACATTTGTTATTTCTTATATACACAAAGCCATTAAACCATTAAATCAATTACGCATGATTGAAGATGCGGTAGTTATCTATCGTATATCACGAGCACCTGAACGCCGTATATTTTATATTGATGTAGGTAATTTACCAAGAGGTAAAGCCGAGCAATATCTAAAAGACATTATGGTTAAGTATCGTAACAAGATGGTTTATGATGCTAATACTGGTGAGTTGCGTGATGACCGCAAGCACATGTCAATGCTTGAAGATTTCTGGCTGCCACGCCGTGAAGGNGGTAAAGGCACAGAGATTACCACATTGCCTGCAGGCCAAAACCTTGGTGAACTAGAGGATGTAAAATACTTCCGTCAGAAGCTTTTACAGTCATTGAATGTTCCAGTTTCTCGTTTAGAACCACAACAAGGTGGCATGATTGGTCTTGGTCGCACAACTGAAGTAACCCGTGACGAAGTTAAGTTTATGAAATTTATTACCAGATTGCGTAATAAGTTTTCTCAAATATTTGACCATGCGTTAGAAAAACAATTAGTTCTAAAAGGCATCTGTTCAATGGATGAATGGCGCCAATTTAGAGAAGATATCTATTATGACTACATGAAGGATAATAACTTCACGGAGCTAAGAGATACAGAATTACTTACATCACGAGTTCAATTGTTAGCAACTGTTGATCCATATATGGGCAGATACTACTCTGCTAGATGGGTCAAAAAGAATATTTTACAACAAACTGATGAAGATATAGAATCAATGGAAAAAGAAATGGCCAAAGAATCTGAACAAGGTGTCGGCCAACCACTTCAGCAGCCTGGCATGGAACAAGAGCAAGTAAGTGCTGAAGAATATCCACCTGAAGATAATACACAAGAAAATGGTGCCTCTGAATCTATGACACCAATGTTGGATGCTGAGGTAGAGAAGTATTCATCTCTACTAAATAGGCGATAAACGGAGAATAATATGGACACACAAAACTTTATTAATCAAGTGGCTACTGGCAATGCAGTTGGTGCTAAAGAATTATTGAACGACCTTTTAGCATCTAGAGCCTTTGAAGCATTAGATACCAAAAAAATTGAATTAGCACAAGCATTGTATAGCGGTGAAGAAAATTTAGATGTTGAAGTTCAAGACACAGCGGATACACCAGTAGAAGAAGAATGAAAAATTTACAAGATTTCAAAAACCTTGTAGAGGAAGAAAAGTCGGACTATAAACAGTTTGACATGCTTGTTCGTGCTGGTCTGGCCAATAAGGCACAGTTAGCAC